AAATAAGCCCCTGAAAAGCTTAGAGTTTTTCAGGGGTTTTTCTTTTGGTGTCGAAAAAATGTCGACGACTATCCGAACCTCAGCTAGCGTTATAGTGGCACTTCGCCCCACAAGGAGGTTCACATGGCTGTTTACATGATCGGTTACGACCTAATTACACCCGGGAAAGACTACAACACTCTTGTCCAAGCAATTACCCAGGTTTTCCCTACCCGCTGGCACTGTCTAGACTCGACATGGTTAGTCGTAAGCGACTTAAATAGCCAACAGATCAGGGACTACCTTTTAACTTTTATAGATAGCAATGACCGTTTGCTAGTCGCCCAGATGGGTAGAGGTGCCGCTTGGACAAACTCTTTCAATACCGGCTGCCAAAACTGGCTTAGAACAAATCTCTGAGCGCCATAGGGCCATGACGAATAGCATCTTGAAGGTGATCAGGAGACAAGTGGGCATAACGCATAGTCATGGTCAGTGTGGAATGCCCAAGGATTTTCTGAAGAGTGAGAATGTTGCCCCCATTCATCATGAAGTGGCTAGCGAAGGTATGTCGTAGGGCGTGGCTCGCCTGCCCTTTCGGTAGCCGAATTGTGGTCCGCTCCAGGGCGCGGCGGAAGGATGTGATGCAGGACGTGAACAGGCCGTGCGTTCGCCAATGCATCCTGATCTTGTCGGCCAACTCGGTAGGAATTGGAACGTGGCGAACCCTCCCCGACTTCGTTCCGGCATAGGTCACGACGTTGCCCTGTAGCCGTTGTGGAACCAGCTTTTCCGCCTCAGACCAACGGGCCCCCGTGGCAAGGCAAAGCAACGTCACCAGTTCCGTATGGGGGTTGTCACTGCCGCTGCGAATCGCTTCGAGCAACTCGGTGATCTGTTCTGTGGTCAGCCAAGAAAGCTCGCGCTCTTGGAGCTTTAAAGGTTTCACCCCTACCAAGGGGTTGGCATAGTCAATCTGGCCCAGGTCTTTCAATTCGTTGAATACGGCCCGTACATAGCCCAATTCGTTATTCAACGTCTTCCCGGATATCCCATCCTCTAGCCGTTTGCGGCGCAGTTGCGCATAGCTAGACGCCTCAAATGCAGTCCCTACCGGATCACCCAAACGAACCGTCAATTGCTGGAGCTTCGACAAGCGCCGCTTTCCGTCGCGCAAGGAGTGGCCGTGCAGCTCATACCAAAGCTGGACCAGTTCAGAAAGTCGGCGTCGGTCCTTCGGTTTCGGGGACCATGCCGGGTTTTCTATGCAACGTTGGCGAACCGTCGCCTCGAACCGCTGGGCTTCGCCCTTGGTCTTGAAACGCTTCCTAAAACGCTTGCCTTTGATCGGTTCAACGTCGGCCAGCCAGCGGCCATCCTCAAGCTTGGTGATCGCCATCAGATCGCGTATCCCCGCCGTAGATACCGATCACACATCAGCTTGTGTATATGCCTTTCCAGATCGCGACGAGTCCAACCCTTGGCGAGATAGTGGTCTTCGATAACGTGCCAGAACTCCAGTTTGCGGGCGGACTCAATAGCCTTTTTTGCAGGAATGCGCTCCCGCGCAATCAGGCTGATGAACTGGCCGAGGAACATCTCGCAGTTACGCCCACTGAAGCCCTTGGCGGTCTTGTAATAGCGCCGGTACTCGGTGCGCTCGATCAGCGGATCGCACTCGACTTGGACGCGGGCGTCCTGGCTGATCAGGCTCCAGAACGGATCGTAGACCGCCGTCCGGCTCAGCAGCTTGAAGCTTTCGCAGGCGTAGTTCCACAGCCCTTGCAGGTGCGGGCAGAGGCCCTCATAGGTGCGGCAGCCAATGACCTCCCCGGAGGCCATACGCGAGCCTTCGGAGAACTGCTGGACGATGGAGTGGTGGAAACGGAATTCGAGCCGCCAGACCGTTTCCAGGGGGTTATAGGCCGGGTCGCCATCGCCGAACGGATCCCCGTTCAGGGTTGCCCACACGCTTTCCCAATAGTCGAGCTTGTCGGTGGCCCGAGCCTGGAGGGTCTTGTTATAGATCGACAGTTGCAGGCCGTTGGCCGAGCCAAACATGTACGTCTCGCCACGCCCGTAGACCGAGGCGTTGCCGTCGAATTCGATCCGCTCGATCCCGCTGATTTGCCGCACCCGACGCGAGCGGCAATGCATGCGATCCACCAGATCGCGAGGCGGTTTCCAGCCTTGTACGTCCAGGGCGATATGCACAGCGGCTTGGTTGGTCTCGCAGTGACTCAGCACGGCAGCGGCCAAGTCATCCAGCACGCCCTGGAGGATATGCGGGTCGGCACCGTCGAGGGCATGGGGCGACACCTCAATCTTGAGGTGCGAGCCAAGGGTGTCGACCTTGATGTTGTGGTTCTTGATCAGCAGGATCAGCCCCAGTTCTGCGTTCTGCAGACGGTACTGATAGCCGGAGTCGCGACCGATGCGGCCCTTGGACCATTCGTAGCCGGCGAACTCGACCACATCCACCGAGAGGTCAAACAGCGCCATCACTTCCGGGCGCAACTTGCCGTTGTACAACTGCCGCACCGTGTCCACGCCGCAACGCAGGATCCGCACGCCTGACAGGTCGGTGAACTGTCCATTGAGCGGGTCCATGAAAAGCATCCCCTTCGGGGACTTGTGGAAATCCCCGTTTTCTTCGAGGACCAGTCGGGTTGGATGGATCGGAGTCTTCATGTTCTTTACCCGTTAATGAGGTTCTATGAGGTTGCTGATCGGGGGTTATCTGACGTGTTACAGGGGCGTCGGCCGCGCCTTCGGCCTATCGCTCATGCCTTGCGCTCCCGGCCGGCGGCGCGGCCCGCCCCTCATGGCGGCACCCCTACCGCCGCTAGCGCCGTCATCACCGTCCACCAGTGATGCAGCGCCCAGCCCATCGCCACCGGGACGAGGAATTCCCAATCGATCATTTCTGCCTCCAGGGCCGCGAGGCGTATTCGGAATCGGGAACGATGGTCAGCGGCGTCTGCCCCTTCGGCGAGGCGCCCGCAGAGGCGGCGACAGGCGCTGCCGGAACGATGCTGGCCACCGCGCCGGCCTGCCTCCCGGCACAGGTGACGGTCTGTTTCCAGTCCTCATAGCGAAGCTCTACGACGCACTCGCCCTTGGGCGTTACCCGGTAGCCGGAGCCGATCAGTTGCCAGCTGGTGAGCTCCAGGCGCCGGCCCGTGGGATCGTCCAGGGCGAACAGGTAGATGTCGCCCCGCGACTTGCGGTAGGCGTGGGCGAGGATGGAGATCCGTCGATCGGCGAAGGGATGGGCGTTCAGATCAACAGGCGCAGCAGCAGGCCCATCAGGTACAAGCCCAGGAGGAAGAAAGCTATTCGCAGCAGGACCGGCTTGAGCAGGCGCAGCAGCGGGCGCAGCAGGGGCTTGAGCAGGGTCGCCAGGAGCGTCGGCAGGTGTCGCAGCAGCCGGAGCGCCAATCGTGCGCAGAGGCCCCATATACCAGACAAAGCCAATAGTGCCGGCCAGCAATGCCAGTAGAAGAACCAGCTTAGGCGACCGGAAAAGGCTCTTGCCGGCGATGGTGTCGGTGACGGAGCCGGTGGCTGTCGATTCATAGAGGGCGAAGGTCTCCTGGCGGATTTTCTTGATCTCGACGATGGTGCCATCGGCGGGCGGACGGTTGAGTTGGGCGTCATGCTGGCTTTCCTTGTAGCGGCCCCGAATGCCGATGACGGCGAGGTTGGAGTGCAGATAGGCCATCTCGCAGGTCATGCGGATGTCGTCGCGGATATAGGCGATGTTCGGCGTGGTGAGGATGATGTCCCAGTTGAAATGCCGGTGCCGGGTCCAGGCATCCAGCCAGCCCATGGGCCGCCCGGCTGCCTTGGCCGCTTCCGGGCCGTCCGGAAAGTCGAAGCGCTTGAGGTCGGCTTCGCGCCAGGACTTCAGAAAGATCAGTTGGGTTTCGTCGAAGATGATGAACGCGCCACGCGGCGCCCACTGAAACCACGTGCGCATCTTTTCCATGTCATCCAGGTCCTCGAGGTCGAGGTTGATGATTTCCGCCGTGTTGGGCAGGTCCGGGAAGACCTGATAGGCCCGCTCCAGAGTGAAGCCGCGCACGTTGGTGATGATGACGCGCCCGTCTTTCAGCGCGGGCACGGCGTCATCTTGGATCGCGCCGGAGGTCTTGTAGGAGCCGTTCGGGCCGTGATGAATCTTGATCGCCATATCACTTACCTATGAAGGGGATGAAGGACATGGAGAAGCGCGTCGCCGCCGCGACCATGATCATGTTCACCGCGTCCGGCAGGCCGAAGAACGCCAGACCCGCCGCAATCGGCCCCGGCAGCGCGGCGTACATGCTGCGGATCATCTGCGGCACGCCGAGGCTGTCGATCAGTTCGCGGGCGGCGGTGTAGCTGACATCATCAGCAGCATCAGGGTCTGGAGCGCGGCGTACATCGACGCCTTGGTGGCGACCACCAGGCCGTCGCGCACGAAGTCATAGACGCCGCTGTAGAGGAAGTCCCAGATCCACTGGAAGAAGGCGATGATCTGATCGAGAAAACCGGAGAGCCATTCCATAGGGTCAGTCCTTCAGCAGAATGAGGGCGGCGATCAGCGCGGCCATCAGCAGCAGCGCCACGCGCAGGCTGGAGAGTTGGCCGGCGTAGTCGGAGATACAGAGGGAGTAGGACTTGCCCCAAATGGTCATGGGCTCGCAGGGCAGTTGCCCGCCGCCTTCCGCCAGGTTGAGGTCGAAGGCACCCTTCATCTGGTCGACGTTGGCCTTCACCTTGGTCTTGAGTTCTTTCTTGGCGTCCTCGACCTTCTTTTCCCAGGTGGCGATGGCGTCATCCCAACTGCCGGGCGTGGGTTCCTTGAGTTCGCCGCCGGGGCCTTCGGGGCCGGTGGAGCAGTTCTCTTTCGCCGGGTCGCAGGTGCCGTTGCCATCGCCGCCCGTGCCGCTGCCGTCGCCGCTACCATCGCCCCCGCCGTTGCCGTCCCCACCCCCGCCGGAGCCCTCGCCGCCATCGCCGGTGCCACCGTCATTGCCGCCGCCGTTGTTGTTTCCACCGCCGTCGCCATCGCCGCCGCCGCCGCCGTCACCGCCGGGCGTGGTCGGGTCGGTTGGATCCGTGGGATCGGTCGGGGTCTTGACGCAGGTAGTCCCCGACCACGACCAGCCGGGCGGGCAGCCGGTGTCGGTCAGGTCGCGATCGGTGTTCGGGGTGTCGGGTGGGTTCAGCGAATCGCCGGTCTGCGCGAAGGTGTAGGAATCGGCACCGCAATTCTGTCCGGTGCCCTTGAGGATGTAATTGCAGAAGCCGGTCGTGGTGGAGCCTTTGACCAGATAGCAACTGGCCGGGCTGGGGTTGCCGCCGTACTCGCAGCTTTGATAACAGGCGCTCGGTGCGCCGCCGTCGCCGACATAGTTCCGCCCGCCCGAGGTGACAACAGGCGAGTCCGGGCCCTTGGCCGGAAACAGTTCGCCTTCCTTGCACTCTTCGGGCGGCGGCTTGCAGGCGCCATCGGCGGGATCAAGTTCTTGTTCCGGAGGGCAGCTATCGCCAGTCAAGATGGCAGTCTTCGTCTGCCAGGTGATTCCGCCAGTACCCGAAACACTGCACTGAACTTCCTTGTAGCTCAGTTTGTTGATTTCCTTTATCCAGTTGGCCGACGTGTTATCGAAGTAGTACTGGCACGCCGCCGTATAGGATGGAAAGAAGGCCGTGGGCTTTCCGGGGATGGAAATGTGCCATTGGTAGAAGTCCGCGCTCGCCAAGGAATGCCACAGCAACGAGACCAGCAGGCCCAGCAGCGGAAGAATTCGGCCAAAGCCGGAACGTGCGTTGTTACTCATCCAGTCACCCATGAAAAAGCCCCCTGCCGGAAACTCCGGAGGGGGCTTCCGCCTCGGTCTGTTCGGTTAGAAGAATTCGCCGGTCCGGTACCCGGTGATGAAGGCGCCGGCGAAGAACGCCCCCAACCACACCGACCAGATCACGTCAGGCCTTGCGCAACATGCTGTAGATCAGGCCGGCAACGGCCAGGATCACCAGGGCGCCAACGATGTAGCCGCCAATGGCCTTCATATCGCCCTGGCCATCGGTGATCGCCGATTCCACCGCGCTGGTGTCGATCACCCCGGCGAAGGCCGGCAGCGAAGTCGCGGCAGTGACGGAACCGGCGATGCACAGGTTGCGGAACGAGGCGACCGGGCTGAACTTGGCGATGCGTTGCTTCATTGCTTTCATGGTGTTTCCTCTCTACTTGGCTTTACGAAGAAGTGACGCGACCCAGCCAATCAAAAGCCCCGTCACGAACGATCCCAGGACGCCAGCGGCACCGAGGCGGAAGGCCGACGGGTCGAAACCACCGTTGACCAGGATGTCCACGTATCCAGCGGCCTCAGGCGGCAGCAGGTAGGTCTGTTGCCATGCGACTTCGCGGAACGCCTTGTAGCCCTCGGGGGTCGAGGTCCACGCGGTACACACCTGCACAGCGACAACGCCTGACATAGCGATCAGTCCTCAAACAGCCAGGGAGGCCGCTAGGCCGTCGATCCAGCCCCAGGCGTAACCGGTGGCCAGACCTACCGCGAACAGCGAGAGATAGCGGAGCATCGCGGCCTCCTACGGCTTACGCCTTGGCGTCCGGGGACTTGTCTTGTTTGTCCTGGCCCTGCGGCTGCTGGGCCGGGCGCGGGGCTTGGGCCTGTGCTTGCGGACGAGCCGGGGCTTGGGCGGTCGGCGCGGTCGGCTTGCCACCCACGGCCAGCAGATCCACAAGGACCTGGGTATTGGTGATCCGGCCGAAACGGTCTTGGGTCGGACGGACCACGCTGGCGAACTTGCAGAGCACCGGCTGACCTTCGAAGACGATGGCGTCCAGCAGGGTCGGCTCGATGTTGTATTCGCTGATCTCGAAGCCCTTGGCGTTGCCACGGGCGCCTTCCGGGATCGGGGCGATGGATTGGACCGAGGCGTAGATTTCCCCGGTCTTGGTCGAGGTATAGGTGTCGGTCTTGGTGACCCACAGTTCGACGACGCCGCCTTGGGTTGCAAACATGTTCATCGGTGTTTCTCCTTCAATTCGCCTTTTTCGGCGTGAGTTGTCCCGCTGCTGCAAATTCGGCTGTTTCGCCTTCATTCAGCGGTGTTGGGTGAAAGTGATTTGTCGGGCGATCCCTTCGGGCCGGGCTCTATTCGCTAGCGAACCAAGCCAACCACGGGTGTTCGTCTCAGCCCATCCGGGTAACGATCCCTATCGCAACGTCGTCGCCGACGGCCAAGGGGAACGCTTCCCCTTGGAACCCGCAGAGCAACACCAAGGGCTCTGCCCTTGTCATCCCGCTCTTGCCGCCGAGGGCTCGGGAGCGCGGGGCGGAGGAGCTGCCCCACACTCCCCAGCGGAGGCTGTTTCAGGGGGGAGGCGTTCAAGGGTGCGCTGCGCCCGTGCTTCCGTTCGCCGGAACGGTGAAGCTGTTCCGACGAGCCGGGAGCGCGGCCCTTGACCGGATCGGCCACGGTGCGGGCGGCCTGGATCAGGCAGAACAGGAGCAGCGCTTTCAGGGTCTTAGCGAGCATGGTTCAGCCCTCCAGTTGGAATGCTTCGCGCACGGGCACGAAGGGCGTGGTTTTCCCGCTGTCGTACACAACGTGCCAGTACTTCGGCGGACGCCGGGACGGGTCGTGTTTCGCGCAGAAGGAACGGGGACGGCAGAGCCAGCGGCCACCTTCCCGATAGGGCAGCCCAGGGGGCCGGCAGTCCGGACACGGCGACGGGCTGTGCAATGGGATGGCCTGCCTTGCGGACCAGCACACAGAGCAGGCGCAGTCCGGGGCGTGGGTTTGGCGCAGGTAGTAGGGACTGGCGGTCATGGTTCATGCCCTCACCCCACGGATGCGGTAAACCTGGCGGGCGCGTTCGCGGGTCAGGCCGAAGGAGCGGCGAGCTTCTTCTTCAGTCGGGAAGACAGCCACCGACTCTTCGACCCAGCGTTGGCATTCCACGCGGGAAATGCCCTGATGGACGCGATGCCAGCGGCGTTGCCGGGTCGGGCCGTGGAAGGTGCACATCTCTACGAGGTAGCGCATGGTCAGAACTCCTCCCTTTCCATCAGCTGATGGGTGAAGAGCGCAACATTGACCATCACGTGCTTGCCGATCTTGTGCGCGGGGAGATAGCCCTTACGAATCCATCCACGGACGGTTTCGTGGTCTTCCCCCATGCCAATCCAGTTCGCGAAGTCCCGCCACGGCAACACCGGGGGCGCCGCGCGGAGGTCTTGAGCCTTGATTTCTTCCACTTCCATGGCCTTTGCTGCACTATGTTGGTCTTTATTGGGCTACGCCCATTAAGTCAATAATTACCCCGAAGGCAATTATTGACCTGACCCTGAGTCGAGTCAATAGTTACCTTCGCCGCTTCGTGTGAATAATTTCTATATGGAAAGCTCGGCAGATAGAGCAAGACTATTGATTAAGCAGATCGGCCCTAAAAAGCTCAGTCAACTGAGCAATACGGATCACAGCCGGTGGCTGAATGTCAGCAAAGGCGCTGTACGAGTAAGCACTGACGAAATTGACGTACTTGTGCGGGCCTTCCCTCAGTACGCCCTTTGGATCGCTAGCGGGCAGATTGCCCCCGAGTGCGGACAGACAAGTCCGAGCTACGATGAAGCCAATCGAAACTTGACCAGTCAAAGCGCGGGATAGCGATCACACAGGAAGTGGCTAGGCGTTGGTATGCCCGGAGAGCTGGAAATAAAGAATGAAGGTATTAATTCTGTTTTTTTTAACTGTTGGTCTTGCCAGCGCTAGTCCTGAAGATGGTACATATAGTGGAAACTATAGTTACTGGAAGGATTCAGAAAGAGAAGCTGCAACCTACAGAATAGAATGGGATATTAAAAACGGAAAAATAGTATGGCCAAGCGTGTGTCAAAATTACTTAAAAGAATCTTCTGCTTATAAGACCTGCAAAGATGCGGCTGATGTACTCTTTAGTGGGAGGTGCAACAATGGTGAAAAAGAATTTTGTAGATAAATTTATGGTGCCGCCGCATCTCAGATTCTTGACCTGAAGTGCCCCACGAAGTGATCTTTTATCTGCTTTCTTGTAGTGTATCCGAACATGCTGGAAAGCGCTGTGACTTCAATTATAACTTTGGCTGCCCACTGGCTTAATTCTCTTACATCTTTCTGTGTAACGTGTCCATGCTTAGCATCATGAACAGCAAGGGACCGAAAATCATAAAGCTCTGATATTCGCTTTTTTAAAACCGACTGATCGGAAATTTTGTAATACCTATAGCCGCCGTAAATTAAAAAAACAAGAAGCCCTTGTTCAATAGCCGTCGTAGTGTTTTGTTTTTCAAAAGAGAATATGCATTCTATACAGCTCCAGAATTTAACAAGCTGCATCTCTGGTAGTAGATCCGCCTGTGCATCATAAAACCAAAATAAAGATCTGCGAATCACAGTTTCAAGCTCTGATGTTGGAGGGCGATATATGATTTCAATAAGCTTCGAAAACCATTCGCTAGCGCCAATGTCTTCGGCGATGGATTCATTAATATGTAAATCTGATTTATCAGTTATTTTTAGTGAAATGCTTAGCGACTTTCCCTCATCAAATATAGAGAAAGAGCTATCGGATGACCTGCTATAACTTATCCCAGGGACGATGCATGTAATACCTGTTCCATTTTCAAAGCTGGTGGCAGATATTATAGATAAACAGGCCGAGATTAGCTTTGCATCCTCCCAAAATTTCTCTTTCGCATAGTCTGTTGTTCCATAAACCATTCCCTTTATCCAGGTTTTATCCCACATTCTTGCCCAGGCAGTCTCCACCATTTCTAAAGATGTATCACAGTCTTTAAATACATCAGAGATTGCTTGTAAGATAGAATACCTTCCTAAATCTAGGACAGTCACGCCATCGAGATGCACCCCGTTAATCGGAGCGTATATGTCGCGTTCCTTGTATTTTCTTTTAAGCTCATCCTTCACAAGTAAAATAAAATCACGCCCAGTGACATCTTGACGCAACTCTTCCACGAGCATTGCAATGACTTTTTTTAATGATTGATAAATGTCGTTATATGTTGCTGGAAGTTTTCCATTAAAGTCCCCGTGTAGTTCCTCAAGTATTTCATCAAATCTTTTCTTTGAAGAGTCCGTAAGGTAAATTTTACGACCTTCGGGGTTTTTTATTTCAAGCCTAAGCCTTTCCATGTATGGAATTTTGTAATAATCTTCTTTTGTGAGGTGAGGTCTGAATCCTTTTTTTCCAAGGATTGGCTTTATAAGATAAGAGATTTTTCTTTCAAGACTGCTCACATTATATTCCTTCAGAACAAATTATTATTGTTACATTTTATGTTTTATATTTTAAATACTTGAAAAGCAGAAGTTTCAATCTGTCTGGCAATTGGCTCAAGATTTCTTTAAATTGGCCACTACTAAATCAAACGATACTTTATCTTCATAGTTTCCAACCCTGTAGTCAAGTGTCGAAAAAGTGTCGAAATCACAGACTGGCAATGACCAGAGAAGGCCACCTAGTCTAAACGCAAACCTTTGAATTCTCTGATATTGGCCAACATAGACCAAATACGACCGCTTTGAATATAGGGTTCAAATCCCCCCGGCTCCACC